AGCGACAAAGTTTATTTTGGTAAGTCTCCGTCAGGAGCTCGGCTGTATCGCTCAGCGGAGCTTGAGCGTTTGTGGCCGCACGGGTTTAGCAGCGTTGGTGCGGTGACGTTTGAGTCTGCCGCGTATGTGGCGCGGTATGTTATGAAGAAGGTTACTGGTGATCGTGCAAAGGACGTTTATGAATACGTGGACGAGCAAGGTGAAGTTAAGCGGCGGGTCCCTGAGTTTAATCGTATGTCCTTGTCGAAGGGGGGCATCGGAGGGCCGTGGATTAAGCGGTATCTGGCGGATGTTTATCCGCATGGTAAGGTCGTGGTAAATGGTCATGAGGCGAATCCGCCGAGGATGTATGACAAATACTTTAAGTTGGTTAATCCCGTTGGGTTTGATGATTTGTCTTTTCGTCGGGATACCGCTGCTCGTTTACGATATGGTGATAATGTTGATGAGCGTTTGGCGGTGAAGGAGCATGTTACGCGGGCCCGGATAGGTTTGTTAAAGAGGACGATACTATGATGTATTTTATTGTTTCGGTGCGTGATAGAGCAGCGAATGCTTTCGGTCGTCCGATTTTTTGCCTGTCGCTTGGTCAGGCAATTCGTTCTTTTAGCGATGAGGTGAATCGCGGTGGAGAGGGTAATGATATGTTTCGGCACCCGGATGATTTTGATTTGTATCATCTGGGAATGTTTGAGGATATGAATGGATTGATGGAGTCGTTGTCGGAGCCGAAGATGTTGGCGATTGGTAAGCAGGTTAAGATACCCGGAGGTGTATGATGTTTCGGAATAAGTCGGTTGATGTTCATCAGTTTGCGATGGTGCCGAAGGCGGATATTCCCCGGTCGTCGTTTGATCGTCAGTATACGCATAAGACTACGTTTGATGCGGGGTATTTGGTTCCAGTGTATGTTGATGAGGTGTTGCCGGGGGATACGTTTAATTTGAGGATGACCGCGTTTACGCGGTTAGCTACTCCGTTGTTTCCGGTGATGGATAATTTGTACTTGGAGTCGTTTTTCTTTTTCGTGCCGAATCGTTTGATTTGGTTGAATTGGCAAAAGTTTATGGGTCAGCAGAATAATCCGGCTGATTCTATTTCGTTTGTGATTCCTCAGCAGGTGTCGCCGAATGGTGGTTATGCGGTGAATTCGTTACAGGACTATATGGGTTTACCGACGGTTGGTCAGGTGACTGGTGGTGTCAATGTTACGCACGCGGCTTTGCATTTGCGTGCTTATAATTTGATTTTTAATGAGTGGTTTCGAGATGAAAATCTTCAGAGCTCGGTGGTGGTTGATACCGGTGATGGTCCCGATACAGTGGCGAATTACGTGTTGTTGCGTAGAGGTAAGCGGCATGATTATTTTACTTCGGCCCTTCCGTGGCCACAGAAAGGTAACACGGCTGTTAGTTTGCCGTTAGGTACGTCGGCGGTTGTGAGAACAAGTGTTGCGGATGGTGTAACTGGTGTGCAGCCGAATAGGATGCGTTTGCGGGATACTGTGACCGGAATCTATCCGGGTGCTAATACGATGATGATCGCGAATACGGCTGGCGAGGTGCGGTCGAATACTGCTGTTGCGGATTCTGGTGGGTATTTGTACCCGGCAAATTTGTTTGCGGATTTGAGTACAGCGACGGCGGCGACTATTAATCAGTTGCGGCAGTCATTTCAGATTCAGAAACTTTTGGAGAGAGATGCTCGTGGTGGAACGCGTTATACGGAGATTGTTAGGGCTCACTTTGGTGTTATGTCTCCTGATGCTCGTTTGCAACGCCCGGAGTATTTGGGAGGAGGTAGCTCTCCTATTACGGTTCATCCGGTAGCGCAGCACGGGCAGACTGGGTTGACTGGTGGTACGACGCCGTTAGGTACGCTTGGCGCTATTGGTGTGAATGTGGCGCAGGGTCACGGTTTTACGCAGTCGTTTACGGAGCACGGGGTGATTATCGGCTTGGTGAATGTGCGGGCCGATTTGGCTTATCAGCAGGGTTTGCGGAGGATGTGGTCTCGTTCGACGCGATATGATTTTTACTTTCCTGCGTTTGCAATGTTGGGAGAGCAGTCGATTTTGAACAAGGAGATTTATGTTGTTGGTAGTGCGACGGGAGGTGTTGGTCCGGCGGATCAGGATATGCAGGTTTTTGGTTTTCAGGAAAGGTGGGCAGAATATAGATATCTGCCTTCGCAAATTACGGGTTTGTTTAGGTCTACGTCTGCCGGTACGATTGACCCGTGGCATTTGGCGCAGAAGTTTACGGCGTTGCCTACGTTGAATACGACGTTTATGCAGGACACTCCTCCGTTGTCTCGTGTGTTAGCAGTGGGAAGCGGTGCGAACGGTCAGCAGTTCATTTTTGATTCGTTTTTTGATGTTCGTACTGCGCGTCCGATGCCGTTGTACTCCGTTCCGGGTTTGATTGATCATTTTTAGGGAGGAGCGATGGATTTCCTAGAGGAAGCAGTTAATTTTTTCAGCGGTGGTGGAGTTCCGGGCGCGAGTTTGTTGTTGCCGGCGTTGCAAGGCGCCGGCGGTTTGTTTTCCGCGAGTCAGACTTCGCGGATGGCTGGGAATCAGATGGATTTTCAGAGGGATATGAGTAATACAGCGTGGCAGCGTGCTGTTGCAGATATGAAGGCTGCGGGTTTAAACCCTATGTTAGCGTATAGTCAGGGTTCTGCATCGACGCCCGGTGGAGCTGGGCATCCTATTGGTAATCCGTTTTCGGG